CCAACTTGTGTCGTTGGTAATCGACGCGCCAGTATTGAGGCCCGTGTTTTCAATGATGGCGGTATCTTGTGCCAGCGGGAAGTTGTTTACGTTGACTGCCCCACCAGACGCCAGCGCCCACGCTGTGGCCGACCAAGAACCACCTGCTGCAAGGTTCCAGTATTTGGGAACCCCGGCTGCAAACGTGATGTTGCTGTTGCCGCCGCAATTGCCCAGACGGGTGCCTGACCATGTGCCCGATGCGCCAGCGGCAACGATGTCACGGAAGTCAACATCGGCCAGCGTTGCTATAGTCGCAACCGTCAGCGTAACTTGGGTGCCAACGCCGCTTCCTGTGGCTGTAGTACCAACCGCACGCATTCTGCGGATCGCAGTATTGGCCACGCCCAACGTAAGCGTACCGTTGATTGTTTGACCAAGGGCAAATACAACTTGTCTGATGCCCGTGGACCCAACGCTCGTAACAGAGAGATTGTTAAAAGTGTTTGCGCCGTTTACGGTTGTTGTGCCACCACCCGTAGCCGTGAAACTTACGTTGTAGAAAGTCTGCGAGCCGCCGGTAAATGTTGGAGCAGCATTTGTAAGCGCGATGCTGGACGTACCAGCGTTGAAGGTAAGGCCGGATGTTGATGTGATGGAAAACGCAGAAGGACTCGACAAAGTCAGCGTCGAAGACCCCAGCAAAACGGTCTTTGTTGTGTTGAGTTGAATTGCAAAAACTGCGCAAGCGATTGTGTAGTTGCCCGTGTCAAACGTGCCTTGGTACACCTGAATATTTGCGAGGCCGATTATGGCGCTGCCCAAGGTCCACCCACCGCCTGCGCCATCAAAGATAAAAATTAAACTGGGCAGGCTTAAACCATTGGTTATGAAAGTGTTTCCGGTTGTGGTCGCAGCAAACCTTAATTCTGTGGTCGCAGATATTGAGGTTGCTGAAATGGCAAAGTTGGTAGCCGGAAAAGTCATTGACCCAGAACACCTCAATTGCCGCGAAGTCGGGCCATCAAAGTTGAGCGTCATAAGCCCATCAAGCGCACCGCCAGCACCACCAGTAGTGAAATCACGGCACGCCGCACGGCTTGTACCGGTACCATTTATGGTGACGGTAAACGGGTTCGTGCCGGTGTTCGACCCGGCATCGAAGATCACATCATCAGCAGAGGTGGGCACGCCAGCCCCGCCCGCGCCACCGGACGAAGATGCCCAGTTCGTGGTCGAGGTTGCGTCCCAGTTTCCAGAGCCACCGACCCAGTAGTACGTTGCCATTGCTTACTCCAGAACTTCAACCGGCGGCTCCTCGACCGGAGTGGTGACGAGCGCATACCAAGCATCAAACCGGGCCTGTTTCATGGCTTCGATATCTGCCTGCGTGAAGTCGTTGTCATCAGGCAAAACGATGGCGTCAACAAACACAAAGCCGTCCCGCTCCATACTGTAGTCGATGGTGACCATATCAGTAGATTCTGAGCAGGTTCGTGGCGGTAGTATCACTGGCCCACACGCGGATGACCTGTACGGGGATCACTTGGCCCGCTTGCAGGCCAATAAACACCGTGTTGTCACCCTGTGCGGTTGTTACCTTGACATTCCCCGAGCTGCCAACATAGATGACAGACGGGGTTGCCAAGTTAACGGTATCGCTGTTGGTAAACGTGGTCGCACCCCCCGGAAACATCGGGAAGGTGGGACTGTAGTTTGTTTGTCCCATGACCGGCTCCCGTTAGACTTCGCGTGCAGTCTGATACATCGTGCCATCAGAATTGCGGACCACGTACTCGACGATCAGCACGCCAGCGCCAACGTCAGAGATGCCCTGAGCAACAGTGTAGGTCACGAACTTGTCGGTCGTGCCAGTGTTTGCGACCAAAGCAGCGGCTGCAGTGGTGGAGGCGATGGTGAACTGATAGGCCCCGGCGGTGGTCACCGTCAAAGCAGCGGTCACAGCGGTGCCGCCAATCGACAGAGTGATCGTCGTTGCAGCGCCAAAAGCCGTAGTGGTGATGAAGCGGAAGGCCGTAATCAACGTACCAGCAGGCATCACAAACGCGTTGCTGTCGTCAGCATCGTCAAAAGCGACGGTCTTGGTCTGAACGACTTGAGTTGCGCCAGTGTTGCGGGTGGTGGCAGCGGTCGTGCCGGTGGTGTAACGGTTGGTGCCCAGAAGCCACGGGCCCAGATGAGTAGCGATTCCCATTTTGGTTCCTCACATGCGAGTTGTGGAGTATCTATCTGCATGTCGTCCAGCCGGGACTGGTTAGATACTCCGGTGACCCCGGAATGATTGCAATATACCTGATTTTGAGAAAAAGAAAAGGGGCCGAAGCCCCCTTTCTTTACGTCGATCAGGACGAACCGGGTGAGCCGAAGATGCCCAGAGGATCGCTGACGCCGAAGCTGTAACGCTCACGGGCCTTGTAACGGACGTTGCCGGTGTCGAAGTCTCCATCCATGCTGTTTTGCAGCGGGGTGCGGACGAAGTGCTTCAGACCGTTTGGCACGTCGGTGATCAGGAACCAAGCGTTGGGATCGGTCAGGTAGTGGTTGACCGTGTAACCCTCAGGGATGGAACCATTGTTCTTCAGAGCGTTGATGTCGTTGTCGGTAGTACCAACGCGCAGCTCGGTTTCGAGCAGGCGGGTAGCGACGAACATCAGGCTCGGAGGAACCACCAGTTTGCGCGGCTTGGCGGCAATCAGCAGGCTGCGTTCGTCGGTCCAAGCGGCGATCTGGATAACGGCGTTCTCAAGAGAAGTTTCGTTCAGATCAGCGCCGGTCGTCGGACGGTTGCTGTTGGTGCCACCAGACACCAGCGGGTGGGCGGTCGAGCACAGAACTTGACCGTCACCGTAGGTAGGACCACCGGTGAAAGCGTTGTTCAGCACATAAGCGCCTTTGACCTGCTTGGTGTAAGCCATAGCACGGGCCAGAGCCTTGGTGTAGCGCGAAGACAGAGAGTCGTACAGGTTGTCTTCGATCGCCTCTTCGGTGATCGCAAAACCCATAGCGATGGTCTCGTGAGTGTACCGAGCGGTAAATGCTTCTTGCGCGTTGTCGTACTGGATCGCAGAACCTTCGTTCTTGACCGGTGCGGCGCTGAAGCCTGACAGCTTGGTTTCTTCTTCAAAGCTACGCTCCGAGCTCTCGGTTTCGTAGATTTCCTTGTGCTCCTCGCCGTACTTTGCGTACTCAAGACCGAACAGTGCGTTCAGACCCGGCAGGAGTTCTTTCAGTAGTTGGGCACGTGAAATTGCCATGATTTACTCCTTAGGTGCCAGTAGTACTGTCGTACTGGTGGAGGTTGAACTTAACCAAGAACTCGAAATAGGTCGTGGTCGAAACGCTGGCCAGATTGCTGGCAGTGTCAGGCACCACGTCTACCACGCGAATTGGCAGGGTGTTGGTCGTGTTGGACGAGGAACCGTCGATGCCGTAAGCGGAATCGCCAGTGATCGTCGAACCTGCGCCAGCGACCAGAGCAACGTTGGAACCAACGATGTTGCGGTCATAAGCGGCAGGCGTGGTCGAGCCAGCGGTCGTTGCGGCAACGCGGAAAACCGCGTTCGGATCATCCACCACATAGGCGAACGCCAGATTGCTGGTGGTCGAGGCTGCTGCCGGGTACGCTTGACCTTGCACGGTTTGACCTTGCGAGTTCACGAACTGACAGCCAACCAGAACACCAACGGAAGCGCCGGTATCGGTGGCAGTTTTGGCGATGATGTAGCCGTTTGAAAGGGCCACAGTGTCGCCGTTGAGGATTGCAGTGGCGTAGCCAGCGGCAACCGGGATTTGACGGATCGCTCCGGCGTAGGGTAGGCCGTCCAGTCGATTGACCGGGCGGAAGCCATACGTCTTATCAATGGTCGGGTATGCCATTTGAAGACTCCAAAAAGTTAAATGCCTTTGCCAAAAGTGACTTTCGTGGACCGCTCTTTGAAGAGAGGCATACGAGCGTCATTTTCTCGCATGAAGGTGTTGTCAACTGAATTCATCTGAGCTTCCGCTTGACTGCGGTAGTACTCGTCACGCTGTCCAGTCAACTCCACGGGTGTTTTGCAAAGGAGCAGTCCACCAACCTCAATGCTGTCGGGAAACCGCGATTGGCCTCCACTGAACAGGCGAATTTCGGGGTGTTCCGACGCCTTCACGGGCTCCCAGCCCTCGCGTAATTTTCCAGAAATGTTCGTGGCATCGTCTTTGCCAAGCGTTGAAATGCGAATCCAGCGGAACGCATAGCCCTCTTCCGGGTTTGGATCGGGCAGAAGCTGGGGCGGCATCCACTTCTTCGGTCGCTCTGCAGCGTCACGGTTTTGAAGGGAACGCGGTTCACGCACTTGATCTTGTTCAGTCTTAGCCATTTTCATTTCCTCATTTCATCCGCAACCTTGCGAGCATAGAGTTCCAACGGAACACCTAGCCGTTTGGCGATTTCGACCTGCGTCTTCGTAAGCACGATCTTTTTGGGCGCTGTGCTTCTTGTCGCGGGCGCAACATTCGACTTTTTGGGGGGCGAAGTGGACGCATCCGCCGGCTTCTCTGAATCGAATGCTTCAGGGAAACGCTCCCGCATTTCTTGGTCAATACGCCTGTAGTAGGCCTCTGACCCAGCGGTAACTCCTTCGGCAACCAAATCCTCGTGCAATCCAAGCGCAAACGCTGTCATACGCTTGTTAGGTCCAAACCACTGATTTTGTTCTTGCCAAGCAAGCAGTTTGGGGTCTCTTTGCACAGGTTGTGGTGCCTGTACCTCGGTTTTTACAGGAGTTTCTTGTTCCTGTAAAGAGGGTGGCTTGAAGCTGGCAATTCTCTCGGCCCGCATCTTTGCGGTCGTAAGCTCTTCCTGAGCCGAAACAAGGGCGTCCGAGTCGCCAGACTCGTATGCCGCTTTGTATTTGGCTTTTGCCTGCTCCAAATCGTTCGCAATGTTCTTTTTTGCCTGCTCCAGCAAGGCCGTTTGATTCGAACTCAGAGAGCCTTTGAGCTTCTTGTTCTCCTCAATGATTGCCTCGGCCAAACGCAGAGCTTCTTCGCGCTCACGCAATGCCGCTTCCTTGGCCCGGCGTTCCTCGTGGTAGCCCTTGGTGAAGTGCTGGATGCGCTTTCGCACGCTCTCGTCGTACTTGGCCAACTCATCATCAGCCATCTCTTTTGGCGGCTCCTCCATAGGCTTGCGCCCACGGTCCGCCATAGGAGTGTCGTCAACAACCTCAATCTCAGGCTTGCTGTCGTCATCCTTATCATTGGCCTCAACAACGGCACCGCCTTTGCGAGGGTTATCTTTCTCCTCGTCAGGGAAAGTGAACTCGACTTTTTCAATTTCAGCCATGATTCACCTCACGCACGAGAGATGCCGCGGGGATCTTGCACAACGGCCTCCACGCTGTCATCGTTGATGATCCGGAATTCACGGCCGTGGATCTTGATCCGTGTGCCAGTGTTTGGCCGCACAAGAACAAAATCTCCAACCCTGCAGGACGGTCCGCTCGGGAATCGCTTTTCATCCTTGTAGGCGTCGGGCCCCATCTTGACAACAAACAACACAGGCGAGAGCACCTCTTCAAAGTGCATCGTCTGTCCGGCCTTGATGAGACCGCTGTCGTATTGCTCCTCGATTTCAGGCAGAACGCAAAGGAGATGGTAGGTAGCCGGATCTGGCAATTGCTTTGCCTTGTCTTCTGACTCTTTGTTCAGAATGTTCGACAAATCAACGGCCGAGGCCAAGTTAAGATCACTCATCGTCATCGTCTTTCAGTTTACGCACGAGGTCGGCAATTTCTCGTTGTGCGGTCTGCAGACCTCGGATCACTCCGCACAACTCTTTGTAGGCGGCAAAGTCGTTTGCCGTACCGCCAACCAAAGCCTCTGAATGACTTTTGACTTGCTCTTCAATCTTCTTGTTGAGCAGATCCAGTACCTGTATTTCCATCAATCTCCTTTACGTCCCGACGTAGGCGCAGTCGGCTTGGATAATGACTGCAGCAGTTTTTGTTGAGCCTTGAAGGCGGCATCAGCACGTTGCTGCTCCATCTTCTGCTCAAACAACTGCTGCTCTTGGCTCATCTCAAGAGCGTGCTTTTGCTGGCTTTGAACCATCTCTTGCTGCGCCCTTGCGGCAGCTATGGCCGGATCTTCTCCAACCCTGCTGGCAACTTCTTGAGCCTTGAGTTGCAATTCCTGTTGCTTGATCGCCAGATCGCCCTGCACCTTTTGCGCCTTGGTCTGCGCCTCTTGTGCGCGAATCTGCAGCTCTGCCTGCTGCATCTGGACAATCGGGTCTTGAGCGACCTGCTGGGCCTGCTTTTGAGCGGCCTCACCTTGATGAATTTGGGTCAACTGCTGCGCAGCTTCGGCCGTCAACTTTGACAATTGAACCTCGACCTGCTCGGGCATGTCAGTATTGGGCGAAGGCAAAGTAACGCCGAGTCTCTGCTCAAGCTGCTGACGATATTGGAATGCCACATGCTCTGCAATGTGCGCCATCATCGCCGCTTGAATTTGCTGGGCCATCGGGTTCTGCCCAATCTGACCCATGATCATCGGGTCCTGCATCATCGAAGTATGAACAGCAATGTGCGCCGCATGGTCTTGGTAAATGAATGCCTTGGTCGGCTTGCCGGTCAGGAAAGCCATGTTCTCGCTCACCGGGTCACGAGGCTTCATGTCATCTTCGATTGGCACCAGCTTGTCTGCGTTCTTGATGCCCAGCACCTCGATCATCTGTCGGTGCAACTGTGGCAAGTCGTAAATCTGCGGGGCCTGCTGCGCCAACTGGATCACAGCCTGATACTGCATGATCCTCTGAGCCATCGTGGCGCTGTTGGGGTCGGACACGGGGATAACCTCCACCATGTCGTAGTCAGACTGCTTGGCCCGGCGGTTACCACTCTCAGGGTCATAGCCATACTCGGTCGGAGCATGGTCACGAATGATGTCGCGCAACAGCTTGAACTCTTGGCGCATCGAATAATGCACCCGAGCCTGCACAGCAGACATTGTTTTGAGCTGCCGCTCCAGCAAAGCCAGCGTAGTGCCCACCGGAGCGTTGGCACTCATGTCGCTGATCTTCATGTCAGCAATCGAGCCCAGCCTCCTGCCCTCTTCTGTGATCCTCTCAAGCAGCCCGGCAAGAACTTGGCTCGGCTCCTTGTACGGCAGGGGCATGATGTTGTCACGCACGCTGCCCGAGGGCACATCTACATCACGGAACTCGCCCGGAGCGATCGGCGTATCGTCGCCCTTGATGCGCAGGCCGCGAGACTTCAGGCCACCGGGCAGGTTCGACAGTGTGCCGGCGTCAACAAGCTGCCGAATAATTGAAGTTCCGGCCCTCGCATACCCGCCAATCAGGTGGATATAGCCAAATCCATAGGGACCAAAGCCAGGCACATAGCAGTAATCGACGTAGTGCTGCCGCTTGAGGCGTTTGTCGTCCGTTTCCTTCCAGTTTCTGTAGATCGACAGCACCTTGTTTGTCGTTCTGTCCACAGAAATGATGTACGGCAGGGCAATCCCATCCTTGTCTTCAAAGCCGGGCAGGTCCCACTCAACATTGGCCTCAAAAATCGTGTACCTGTTGTCCTCGTTGAGGCTGTAGCCCTGCTCTTCGGCCTTCTTTTTCTCAATGTCAGAGTGAAAAGTGACCGGCTCACCGAGGTCAACATCACGATAAAAGCCATCGACCTGCAGCTTCTTGATGTCGTTCTTGGTCTTGCGCATGATGTGCGTCACGCGCTCGGCCGTCCTTGCGCTCGACGCGCCATAAGGAATGATGATCTCCTCGGCCGGGATAAAAATCGCCACCTGTCGGCCAAGGTTCGGGTCAAAGTACACCTTCTTGAAGGCAGATCCCGCAAGGCCAAGGTTGAAAAGCATCCGCTCATGCTCGGGCCGGTACTCAGGCATCTCCTCGGTGAGCTGATAGTTCATGTCATCCTTGACACGCTCTGCAGCTTCTTCCTTGAGTTTGCTGATCGCCCCAACAATCTCCGTCTTGACCGGACCGCCAGCAGGGAAGGTCTCGATAATGGTCTCGCTTTGAAACCTCACCGCCGCCTCAGTCAGTAGCGTAGAGAAAACACCACAAGCCCCATCCCACGGCTCAGTGCGCTCCTCATAGCGCATCCCCAGCACTTCCAAGCCCTTGACGTACATCTCAACCCAGTCACGACGACTGTTAACGTCAGCCTCCACCAGCTCCACAATCTCATTGGCTATGGATTGCAGATCACCCTCCTCCAGATATTCGGCCAAGTTCGCATCAAATGGAATGTCCTGCGCAACCTCGGCACCGGGCATCAGATCAATCACCGTCCCATCAATGCCAATCTGAACATCGTCCGGGTTCTCAATCATGATCTCAATGGCAGGCGTGTCATCCTGAACCATGTTCTCCAGATCAAGACCAAGTGGGGCACCGCCAATACCGGGAACTATGCTGCTCGTTGCCATATCGCATCCTCAATAGAAAGCGGCCTTACGCCGAAAGGACAGGGGCTCGTCCTGTTCGTCAGATTCTAGTCTCAACAAGCCGCCTTGTCGAAACCTGAGCATCGCCTGCACCGCCGTGTCCGTCAAATCATCATGCGCCGCATTCGGGAAAGCAGCCATCTGATCAATCAACTCCCTCGCCCACCTCGTGTCCGGCGCCCACACCACGCCAGACTTGAATATGTCAGACACAGAGTTCAAACGGGAAATCTTGTCGTTTGACTGCTTGGCCGTCCCACGAACCGGCGTGTACTCACTTACCGGTATGCCCGCCTGCCTCAACTCATACACCAACGGCGCACCAGCAGCCTTCGCCTCAATAATACAAGTGTCAGGTTGCCACTCCATATACATTGACTTGGCCTTCTCCTTCAACTCAGGAAACTCCATCCGCTTTTGAAAAGCATCAAGCAAAATAATGTTCGGCGCCCTCTTGTCCTCATCCAAATAAAAAATCCCCCACGTCGTACACGCAGAAAAGTCCGACCGCTCATTCTTCGTATAAGCCGTGTCCCAACTCTGAATAATGTACTCACACGGCGGCGGATCATCCTTTTCCCACACCCTCCACCAGTCCCGCTTGACAATCGCGCCCTCCTCACCCGTAGGCTGCTGCTGGTACTGAGCATTCCACTTGTTGGCCGGCAACTCCTCCTTGAGCGCCTCCAACTCCTTCAAAGACCAAAACTCCGGCCACAACGGCTTGCCAGAGGGCATGATCGCCGGCAACTCCACAACCTCCCACTCATCGAGCCGGTCCCTCTCGGCCGCATCCTTCAAAACCCGCCCAATCAAATCACGCTCAGACCACCTCGTCGCAATAATCACTATCGCCCCATTAGGCTGCAACCGCTGCCTCGGGCCAGACGTGTACCACTCATACGACTTGTCATACACACTCGGATCATGCGCCGCTAAAGCAGCCTCCTGCTCCGTGTGCGGATCATCAATTACCACCAAATCCGCACCCCGACCAGTCATCGTGCCACCCACACCAATAGCAAAATACTCCCCATCATGGTTCGTACTCCACCGGCCAGCCGCCTTCGAATCCTGCCTCAACGTCACATTCGGAAACACCTGCGCATACTGCTCAGACATCACCAAGTTCCTCACCTTGCGACCAAACCCAACCGCCAACTCACCAGTGTTTGACGACTGCATCACCTTCTTGCCCGGAAACTTCCCCAAAAACCACGCCGGAAATAAATAAGACCCAAACTCACTCTTCGTGTGCCGCGGCGGCAACGAAATCGCCAACCTCTTTAACCTCCCAGCCGCAATGTCCTCAAACTTCTGCGCCAACACCGCATGATGCCGCCCATGCACAAATCCCGGCCACATCTTCCTCACAAACGCCATAAACGACGCCTGCCCCCTCTCCCTCTCCAACGCCATCTTGTACTCGCCCACCTGCTCCATCAACTTCTCCCTCTCATGCGCAGGCAAACCCCCCACCAACTCCTCTATATTCATCTCATATCTCCATCTCTACCTAACACATGACATTGTGGATAAACCTGTGCATAACTTTTTCAGGCAATCAAAACGCTTTGATTGAGCCCTCCTAAAAGTTCTCGTTTCGGAAAACTAAACTAACGCCAAGGTTATGAGTTTGAGAAAGTGCTTTTTTGCTTAAAAAATAAGCATGGGGCCAAGGCAGTTTAGGTACCATCACCGGGGGGGGTCTCCCTGTGGCAGGGGGTGGGGTCCAAATCCGACAAAACTTCTGATTGTTCAGGCGGGATAGTATGCGATTTGTCGCCGGGTCCCTCGCCGCCTGCTTGGGGGGTGCCCACCGGGTGGGGTGCGAGCTCGGCCAGCAACGCATCGGCGTCGGCCGCGGTCACGTCTACGGCGTCGGCCTT